GGATTATGTGATAGGTCTTTGTAGTTGTATATCTCACCATTGTAAACTAATATACAATCTTCATAATGATAAGGTTGTTTACCTTCTTCAACTTCACCTACAATAGATAATAGATTATGACCTAATGTAATATAATCATCTTCAAATATTCCACTACCATCAGGACCTCGGTGATGAGCTGTCTTAATCATTTTTCTCATCAAGTCTGGTTTCACATCAACTATACCATGAATTGCACACATACTAAACCTTTTTATAAATTGTTTCTTTCGATTGTCTACCTTTTCCACGGTAACCAAAACTACTTAATATTTCACTACATTCAATTTTATATTCTATTTCTTCATTTGTCCTAGTTGGTTGTTCTATACATATTATTGGATTATGTTTTTCTAATGTTCTTTTTGAACCAAGTAAAACTTCTTTCTCATGTTGTTGTACATCAATCTTAATAAAACCAACTTTACCTGCAAAGTTATAATTATCTAACATCATCATATCAACATTATCAATAACTTTTGCCTTTTCACCTACAGGTTCTATTCTTAAATCACCACATGAATCACTTGTAGAATATAGTTTTACATTCTCAGCTTGTCTGTCTGATAAGGCAACTTGTTCTAATTGATAGTTTTGAATATTTAATAAATTCTTATGACAACACTCCCAATTTTCTCTACTAGGTTCAAATGCCCAAACAAATCTAAATTTCTCACATAAAGGTTTTGTCCATAAGCCTATGTTAGCACCAATATCAATGGCCATGTCCCATTCTTTAACATGACTTAATGCAAACTCTCTTTGATTTTTTTGATACTCGCCATTTTTAATACTTTTATTAAAGTGATTATCCCAATCTGGCATAAACCATTCCTTTATTAATTTCATCTCGCTTGTTTTCCTCTCACATCTCTTTTACATTTTTGACATGGTGAATTAGGATACCATTGTGCTTTTGTAATTCTAGTTCTAAAATCTGTATAAAATTTACTTGCATAATTTAAAAATAGATCAGGTTCTTTTTCTAAATTGCCTACTTCCCATTTACTATGTAGTTCAGGTGTTAACATATCACAACAAGCTGTCATACTACCATTGTAATCTATGTACACACCTTTATTCATACTAAAACATGGTTGAGTTCTTACATAATCTTTTTCTAAAACTGTACCTGCTCTGTTTACACCATTGTTCCAATAATTTCTTGCGTGTATTTTACCTTTAAATCTATCTGGTAGTTTATATACAATCCATTCTCTATTTTGATGTTGATCTTTTTGTATTCTTGGTGCACCTAGTTTATCACTTATCTTATTAATTCTTTCAAATACTTCATTCTCATCAAATGATGTGGCACCGTTTTTCATATATGCTTGAAAGGCAAAGTTAGTAACACCAGCTTCTAATAGTTGTTGGTGATATTCTTTTGTCATGTAATCTGAATTAGTATTAAGACTTATATCTGCATTTGGTAAGTAACTTCTAGCAATCTTAATTTTTTCTATGATATATTTTTTGTGAGATGTTGGTTCGTGGTATCTACTAAAATCTAAACGACCAGAAAAATCAATTGAAGATAGTTGTTTCATAATACTTTCGTACATCTCGTCTGTCATAAAGATAGTGTTTTTAAAATTTCTTCTATTAACACTCTCTAATGATAGAGGACAAAATGTACAGGTTCTATTACAGTAATTATGTGTACCTATTTCAACAGAGGTAATATTCTTTTTAAATAATTGAGCTGCTTCTTTATTTGTCATTTAAGAGTTTGTCTATTGTCGCCTCAAACTCTAAAGCAGGTAACGGCTTTCCGATCCACTCTTGTTTGCCAAAATCTTCTTTAGGATTTTTTATAGGTTCAATTATTTTCATTAACATATATCTTCTTGTACCTGCACCAGTTGGTGGTATTTCTTGGTGAAAGCAATGATATTCATCACCTAGTTGTTTTACTTTATCTAATATTCTTAATAATGTTTGCATTAGCTATCCTTTTTTAATATGACTACATTTAAAAGTTGTCTGTTTAATTCTGAGGTTACTTCGGTAACACCATGCCAACCGTTTTCTGTATTCTTAAATAACAATGATGTATTACCATCATTTCTATATTGTTGTTGATGAGCAAAATCTTTTGGTTCAGGATTCATTTGTTCTACTAGTTTACCTTTATAGAATACAGTTTGACCACCACTCTTATCATTCCAACCCTCTGGATTAAAATATATTAAATGACTACCTATTTTACCAGGTGTATCAACATGAGGCGATACATCTCTACCACCTGTTGTTATATGCCAATCAAGTCTGTATTCAAAATTGTGGCCTGGTATTTCTAGTGTATCTTTTATCCAATCAGAATATTCTTTACTGAATAAAAGTTTTTGTGAGAAGTCGTCCCATATTTCAGACAATTGATATCTGCCTACCATATACTGGTCAAATACTTTACTATGTTCCCATGGTGTATAACAAAAAAACAATCTTATATGTTGTCTTTGTCCATGTTTTCTAGGCTCTGTATGTCCTTCTTTTTTAAATAAACTTTTTTCTGGCCATTCATCTCTTAATTCTTCCCAATCTTCTACAAAATTATTAATAAATTTATGTGGTGTATAGCCGTCTGTAATCATTAATGTATCTGGAATATTAATCATAATGGTATGTCCTTATGTCCTATGTGTAGTTTAGCTCTTATATGTGCCTTGTCTTCTCGTTTAGTTACATAATAACCCTCTATGTGAGTATAACCTTTTTCTCTAGCCCAATAAACTCTCTTATGTCCTGTTTGAACATATAGACCTGGTCTTACTTCACCATTTGCTTTTAGATGTTGAGGTGTTTTACCTCTTTGTAATCTCTCTTGTACCCATTCTTCCGTATGTGGTGATACAGTAATAGGATTTATCATACCGTGCTTTTCAAAACTATCTCTATAATTAAATTCAGTAATTCTATTTTCAAGCCATTCATCTGTTGGCATTAATATAAGTTCATCTACATCAAACTCTTGTAGTTCGAAACCTAAATCTTCTCTGTTATTTGCTTTCAATACTATTCGCATAACCAACCTTTTGTATATAATAACTATCTGCAATATCTGAAACAGGATTACCTACCTTTTCAGTTACTAATAGTTTCTTCAAATCAATTTTAGTATCTTTTACAAACGCCTCGTACATCATTTCTTTGTCGGCGTTTCCTTTTCCCGTAGCGCCTTTTTTAACGACACTCGGTACCACCGTTGTGTAAGGTATATTTTGCTCCTCAAGGCGATATTTAAGGATGCCACAGTTCTCAGCGATTTGAAATAGGCCTTGACCTTTAGACCCATAAGAGTATCCCTCAATATAAACTTTTGGATTAATAAGAGGGGTAATGAGATCAAGTACCCAATCTGAAATTTGAGTAAATCTTTGTATAGGCGAATTGTATTCTTTATGTTCATAGCCAAATACATCCTCTGACATTTTTCCTATGTACTTCTTTTTATTAGTTAAGTAATAAAACATTAATAAATCATCACCATCAATATTAATACAAACTGCTGGACTTGTTAAGCTGTAATCAATCCCAACTATCGTCTTCGTCACCATTGTCATTTGTCCATACCTCTTCATCTTCAGGTTCTATCTCATCAACTTCATATCCACAAAATGGGCAAGTTAATGGTTCTAAATCCTGTTCTTCAATATCCCATGTTACGGTATATTTAGTTTCACAGGAGGTACATTTTTTTTCTCTTTTTTCCATTATAATTTAAATTTTTTAAATTGATCTTTCTTAACATCTTGTTTTACACCACCGATAACATAAGACTCAATCTCTGTTTCTTGTGGTGCATTTTGTAAAGAACGGCTATTCAACCAATGATCTGTCCATGGTAATGGATTTGTTTTTTGGTCGTATATCGGATTAAGTTGTATAGCTTTCATTCTTCTATTTGCCATGTATTCTACAAACTGGTGTAATAGTTTTTCTGATAAACCTATCATTGCACCTTTTGAGAATAGATATGTTGCCCAACGTTTCTCTTCTTGTAAGGCTTCTTCATACATTTGATAAACTTCTTTCTCACATTCTTTTGCTATTTTGACCATGTCTTTATCGCCTTCTCTATCTTTCCAATTATTAATAATTGTTTGCGACATTGCAAGGTGTTGACTTTCATCTCTAGCAATAAATGATATTATCTTAGCAGAACCTTCTAACATTTTTAATTCACCAAATGCAAACGAACAAGCAAACGATACATAAAATCTTAGGCCTTCTAATATGTTAACTGTTACCATAGTTAGATATAATTTCTTTTTAAGTTCATACAGATCAACTTTACTAGGGTCAAGTACCCATTGGTAACCTGTATTAATCATATCATCATATTTTTCGGTAATAGTCTTAGCTCTATTTTCAATCTTTTGATCTTTAATAATAGTATCAAATATTTCGTTAGGGTCTGAATATAAATTTTTAATTATGTATGTGTAACTTCTACTATGGATTGTTTCTATAAAATCCCATGTTACAATACAACCTTCTAATTCTGGTAGAGAACAAAATGGTAAAAATGCCAAACATGGACCTCTGCCTTGTACACTATCTAGCATTGTTTGATATTTAAGATTAGATGTAAAAATATGTTTTTGTTGTTCACTTAAACCTAAGTAATCGTTTCTATCTTTTTGCAAAGATATTTCCTCAGGTCTCCAAAAATAACCTAGTTGTTGCTGATTTAGCTTGTCAAATATAGGATACTTCATATCACTATATTGTTGAACGGCTAGATCAGGTCCAAAAAACATTAATTGTTTTGTGGCGTCTAATCCCTTATCTTTATTAAATACACTTTTTGACATTTATTCTTTATTCTCCTTTAACTCATAGAAAAAACTATCGTCATCTCCTGCTGTCCACTTTTGTTCTCCCTCTACACTATACTCCTTGGTGGACACTTTGAAGTCGGGAAACTTCAACTCACTTGGCGTATAGGATTTATCATAGAAAATCACCCTATTATTAGGTTGAGCGGCAAAATGACCGTTCTCTAATTTTAATATATTAAATGACTTATGTTGACTTGGTGTTTCACTATAAGTTACATTTCTTTCTAAATTTGTTGAGTTGGCATTATCTATTGTAAACATATACCAACCTTTGTACCATACTCTATTTGGCGACAAATACTTACATTGATTGCCACTAAGCATTTGTTTTTCTGTAATACATATATCATAACTAAAACAATCCCACAGCTGTAATTCTGTTAGAGGAACATCCTCTGGTATTTCTTTCTTCCATGTAAATGCACTAATAGGTAACTTATCAAACAAGGCGCCATATTCTGGAATATAAGTTTCAAAATATAATGCTCTGCCTTGTATAGACTTAGCTGTTACCCAAACTCCCTCAACTAATTCACCATGACCTTTTTGTAAGTCATACAAATATTCTTTCTTAACATAAACATCAACATGAGGTGTATTGACACACAAAAATGCCATATCTATCTCCTATATTGTACAACTATCACAGTCCTCTTCGACTTGCAACGTTGCTGGTTGTGTTTCTTCTACATTATCTGACCAACCAACTGGATGTGTTGGCTCATCAAGGTCTTTTTTAGCGTCATAAGTGTTTTGATAGTATGATGTCTTCCAACCGTACTTGTAAGTAGATAATAAATCTTGTGCCATTACTGATACAGGCACCTGATTTTCATCATAGTTTTCAGGATTGTAAGACCAGTTACCACTTATTGCCTGGTCAAAATACTTTTGCATTACTGCAACGATATTTATATATCCATTATTGTCTTTCATATCCCATAATAAAGTATAAAAGTTTTTCAATGTTTGATACTGAGGTACCACTTGTTTTAAAGTACCTTTCTTAGACTTCTTAATACTTAAATAGTCCCTAGGTGGTTCAATGCCGTTTGTAGCATTGGAAACCACACTAGAGGATTCTGATGGCATTTGGGCTGAGAGTGTGCTATGTCGTAGCCCAAACTCTTTTATATCTTTTCTTAAATCTTCCCACTTCATAGATAGCTTGCGATTTACAATCTCGTCTACCTCTTTTTTGTAGGTGTCAATAGGTAAGATACCATCGGAATATTTTGTTCTATGGAAATAATCACATTGACCTTTTTCTTTTGCAAGTTCATTACTTGCTTTTAACAGATAGTATTGAAAGTTCTCTGTTAATTCGTCAACTTCTTTCCATGCTTGTTTGTCTGAATAACTTAATTTTGCTTTAGCTAGATAGTGTGCAAGACCAATATAACCAATACCTAAACTACGTCTAGCCTTTGTAGATATTTCAGCCGCCTTTACAGGATACTTTTGATGATCTATAATTTCATCTAAAGCTCTAACTGATAGATCACAAAGAGATTCTAAATCTTCTAAGTATTGTAATTTACCAACATTAATTGCACTTAAAATACATAATGCAATCTCACCATTACCATCAATGTGTTGAATAGGATCAGTAGGTAAGGTAATTTCTTGGCAAAGATTTGACATTGTAACTCTGTCTTTAAAACTAGAGTGTGTATTACAATGATCTATATTCATAATATAGATACGACCTGTTTCAGCTCGTTCTTTTAAAATATCCATAAACAATTCTTGTGCGTTTATTTTCTTTTTGAAGACACTTGTTTTTCTTTCTGCTTTAATATATAAGTCGTCAAATGTTTCAGTACCCCACGCTTCGTACAATTCTGGCACTTCATGTGGGCTGAACAAGGTAATTTCTTCGTCATTTATAAACCTCTCATAAAATAATTTTGACAACTGAATAGAGTAATCTAATTTTCTAACTCTGTTATCTTCACTACCTTTATTATTCTTTAATACAATAATGTCTTCTATTTCTTGGTGCCAAATAGGGAAGTGAACCGTAGCACTACCTCCTCGAACACCGTTTTGTGTACAACACTTAACCGTTGCCTCAAACTTTTTGAGGAAAGGTATAACTCCTGTGTGTTGGACTTCACCGCCTCTAATTCTGGCGTTAATCCCTCTGATTCGCCCAGCGTTAATGCCGATACCAGCCCTTTGTGCAACATAATTGCCAATAGCCATATCACTACTGAAAATACTAGGCAAAGTATCATCAACATCAACCAACACACAACTAGCATACTGCCTAAGAGGTGTTCGAACACCCGCCATAATGGGAGTAGGAATATTGATTTTAAATTTACTAATAGCGTCATAATATTTTTTGACATAACTCATCTTTTTCGTCTTAGGGTAATTAGCAAAGATAGTTGCTGAGATCAACATATACATAAACTGAGGTGTTTCAAACACTTTGCCTGTACTTCTATCTTGTACTAAGTACTTGTCTATCACTTGCCTTAGACCTGCATAAGTGAAGTCGTAATCTCTGTTGTGGTCTAACCAACCTTCCATTCTATCAAAATCTTTTACATCGTATTTTTCTAGTATAGAATTTTCATATACACCAATCTCTACACCTTTTTTAGTGTGATCTAAAAAACGTGGATGGTCCCATAATTTTCCAATAACTGATTTTCTTAAACTGTATAATAATAATCTAGCAGCTACATACTGATAGTTAGGATTTTCTAAAGAGATTAAATCTGAAGCCGACCTGACAAGTATCTGTTGAATTTCATCTGTACTAATACCATCATAAAATTGTAAACCTGAGTTCATCTCTACCTGAGATGATGATACACCATTTATATCTTCACAAGCATACTCAACCATTTCATGTATCTTATCTATATTAAGAGGTTCACTACCTCTGCCGTTTCGTTTCTTAACAAGTATCTCTTTTTCCGTCATTAAATCCCCTTTATTTTTTTCCAATAGTTTAGATTTGTCAGAGCTGACAAACCTGAGTATGTTGATTGTTTTATAATATCATTAATTTTTTGTTTTGTCAATCCGGAAATAATCATATCATTAATATCTTTTTCCTTCATGTCTTCAGGCCATATAACTAGATTGTAACCATCATCTATCGCTTTATACATTCTCTTTATAATTTCTTTATTTCTTGGTTCGTTATCAAATATGTATGTAACATTTTCTGGTAACGCTTGACTTAGTTTCAAATCAGCACCGGCAGCTGCCAAACAATTATCTAAAAATAAACTATCTAAAGGACCTTCAACGATGAAGATGTGCTTTTGAAAGTTTATTCTTTCTAAGCCGTATATTTTTTGTTTGTTATCATCTAACTTAATCGTTAGATATTTTGGTTGTTCGTTACCAAATGCTCTACCTTGAAAGGCAAATAACTTGCCAGTTGTATCGTAGAAAGGTATTATCAACCTTGGATGATCTTTAGAAATAGTAAACGTATTTGGTTTTACTTCGTTAACTAAAGTCTGAAATCGGTAACTAATATATAGTAGTTCAAAACTCTCTACCGGCAATTTTCTTTTAAAAATATATTCTAGTGCCGGGTGTGTTTTATCTAATTCACTAATCTTCTTACAATCTTTTAAAACATTAGTTTTAAACACAGGAGGTTTGAAATCAAACGTAGGCTTCGGTGTCGCTGGAGCTGATGATTTGTATCTCTCTAAGATATAATTATCGTAAGATTTTTGATCTACATATTTTAAAAAGTTTGCTAAATTCTGGCCTTCACCACAATTATGGCATTTGAAGAACATATCATTTTTAACTCTGTAAAGATAAGCTCTTGCCTTTGATTTTGACTTCTTAGAATCACCACAATGAGGACATCTGAAATTGTATAAGTACTCGCCTCGTTTTTTAAACTGTTCTAAACGACCACTAACATTATTGATATACTTTAAATCTATATAACTCGACATAACACAATATACAATATACTATATTATGGCGAAAAAGTCAATGGTGGAATTAAGACAACATATCCACGATCATGCCTAGGTTTTGAGATAAAATCCAACCAATTACTATAGCACCACCTAAAACCAACCATTTATATTTCTCTAGTATACCAACTCTGGCCCCAATGTCAAGCTTTATTGTCTTAATCTCTATGAGTAATCGTTTTTCTACTTGTTGAATTTCTTTGGTTAGGTCTCTATGAACATTATCTATTTCACCAGCTCTTTCTTTTAACTTATCAAATATAATTTCATCGATTTGTTCCTGTCTTTGAATTTTCTCCTCGTGGACAGCCAACATTGATTTGATAGTAGTTGAAACATCTGTTAATTTATCTATAGCAAGGTCTAATCTACCTTGTATATTAGTAACTCCTTCGATGTCTTTCTTTACACCTTCAAGCTGTACTTTTAAATCAGTTGAAATATCATCTGGCATTTGTGTTAATCCCCATATGGGTATTTATAAGAAAGAGTACTTAAATTTTTGATTTGATACACACTCGTGGTGTCGTTTAACTATATTGTACTCTTATATTATTTAGAATTTTAAAACTTTAGGCCGATAACATCATACTTCCTGCCTGTTGTTTCATCATTCTAATTCTTTCCATTCTATAAAGTTTTTCTAAAGTTCTTCTTCTACGTCTATCTTTTTGTTTTTTAATCTTCGCCCAAATTAAATTTAAATTATTGTACTTCTCCCTTCTGTATATTCTGAATTGTCTGATTACAAGTTTTCTTAAATGTTTTTGTTGTTTTGGGGATAATATGGTCATACTTCTCCTTTTTGAGATTAATAGAAATTAATTGTGATTTGAAGTGTATAGGATTGTAAGCTAAATCGCCAACTGTGTGTGATGTGAATAGTTGATTAATAACCATACTTACTAAAATATTTAGGATATTTTAGGTTTATAGATTGTAATAAGTTCTTCTTTTCCTTTGACTTTTATTTTGTCAAGTTCAATAGATTCAATGTTCTTTAAATGTTCTTGTGTATAACTAGAATAAATTAATGGTGTTACTTTACCTTTTTTATCTTTGTAATTTCTTGTAGCAGCTTCTAGTCTAGCAGCTAAGTTTACTGAATCACCAATTACTGAATAGTCTAATCTTTTTTCAGAACCCATGTTACCAACAATACAAGTACCTGTGTTTACACCTGAACCTATATTAATATCAGGCAATCCTTTTTCTTTAAACTCTGCCTTTAGTTTATCAGTTTCTTTAGCACACTCTATACCTGTTAGGACAGCCATCTCTGCGTGGTTAGGACAATCAAGGGGTGCGTTCCAGAAAGCCATAATGCAATCGCCCATGTACTTATCAATTGTACCACCGTTCTTTAAAACTATATTTGACATTCTATTTAAGTAATCATTTATTACCGATACTAGACCCTCAGGATCATCTTTGTTTTTATAGTATTCGGATATTGGTGTAAAACCTACTATATCCATAAACAAGAAACTCATCTCTTTTCTTTCACCACCTAGTTTTAATTTTTCTGGATTTTTAACTAGTATTGCAACCTGTCTAGGATCTAAATATTTTTCAAATTGTTTTCTTATTTGTTGTTTTAATCTAAACTCTAATATAAATCTATTGAATACACTATGAAGACCAACAAATATTATTGTTACTAATATCCATGAACCATCTACTAATAATGACCTTTCAAAAAATGCAATAGAACCAAATATAGAACCTAAAGCAAAGAATAATAACATTATTCCTACTGCGTAATATGGTGTAAATCTTGTAAGTATTATTATAGCACAACCTATCAAAAAGGCAACAGCTAATTCTAGTATAAATGCCTCACTAGGTCTCTCTATATTTGTACCATCTATGACGGTCTGAAGCGTATTAGCAAGAACATTATAATCGTATTGTCCGCCTATCGGAGTAGCGACCACACCACCTAATCCTTCAGCTTTCATACCAATTATTATTGTTTTACCTTCTAAACTAATCTCGTTAATATCTAAGTCTGCCAATGATACCTCTGGATATGACTTATTCCAAGTCAACCATATTCTGGCATTTGAATCTGTATTGATTGTTGCATAACCTGGTACTCTCATTGCAACAATACCACTTGCGTCTGCTTTTACTTGATAACTAGGATCACCAACTGCAACTCTAATTACTTCTATTGCAATATTAGGGTAAACATCATTACCTATTTTCATAAGTAACGGCATTCTTCTCACAACACCATCTATCTCAGGTGCTGTATTTGTTGTACCTACACCAGCTGCATTTGAACCTACATCTAAGATAGGTCCTACCATACCTGGCCATGCAAATAAAAAATCTAAAGGATTACCAATCTTTGCAACACCTCTAGGATATCCGTTTTGTGTAGTTTGATGTGAACCTGATTGTGCTACGACTACATAATTACCATATAGTGTTTCACCAAATATTTTATCACCACCTAATCTATCTTCCTCTGAAAATAATATTGGTAATACAATGACACCAGCACCTTGTTGTCTAAGTTTAATTATTGTTTCTGCTAAGATTTCTCTGTTCCATGGCCATTGACCATACTTCTCTATAGACTTTTCATCTATAGTTACAATAGCAATATCGTTTGAAATAAACTTATCTTGTGATTGAAATAATAAGTCAAATGATTTTAGTCTGGCTACTTCTTTAACCTGTGGATCCTGTAAACCAATCCAAGTCAAGGCAAATAATGTAACAAATGCGAAAGTCCAATGTGTCAATAATTTTTTCATATATTCCTATTTAGTTCTGAGTTACCGTAGCTGTACAAGAAGCTGTTGAACAATTTTGATATAGATAATAATTTTGTGAGGTGCTACTGTCCTGTGTCAATGTAACACTAGAAGTATTACCACTTAAATTAATTGTTGCATTGTGGTCACCACTTCCGTCTTGCGTTACGTCTACATTGTGATTATCTGTCAAAGTTATTTCTGCATAATGGTCGCCTGTACCTTTTTGGTCTACTGCAACATTATTACTACCGTCTATATCTAAAAACAATTTTTTATTTCCTGTTTCTGTTTGGTCTACATCTACTGCGTTACTATTACCTACTATAGTAACTGACATATAATGCTCACCAACATAATTGATTGCTGATTGGTCTAAATCAACATTGTTTGATGAACCTGTTATATCTAGTATTGCTCTTTGGTCTTGGTTTTGTGTAACTGCCACATTGTTTGATGAACCAACTATATCTAAACCTAAAACATTATCATTACCGATTTGGTCTAAATCTAAAGCATTGCTATCACCATTTATAACAGCTGATGAAGTTAAGTCTGCACCAATAATTAAGTTATCATCACCGTCTTGTAATATATTTAAAACATTATTATCACCTGTTTGTGTAATATAAATTTGATTGCCGTTTACGGCCTTATTTCTAGCATTATTGAAACTCGTTGTTTGATTTGAAGATATGCCAGATGTACTTGCTACTAATAATACACCTTCATTTTGCAATGTCTGTTGTAGAAAGGCATAAAATCTTGTCATAAATGCTGTTGTACTATTTTTAAATTGTGATTGGTCAAAGGTAACAAATAGTTGACCACCATTACTGCCATAATCATATTTTGCCCACGACTTATAAGTGTGTGTGCCAGCAGAATTATTAGAACCTAAAGCTGTACCACCTGATTGCATACTAAACAA